TGTTCCGTATCCGGGTGTTCGGCCCCCAGCGAATTGCATTAATGCCGTTTGGTGAGATGTACTTTTCGCGCCGCTCGACCACTGTCGCGCCAAACACGGTAGCGGAAAACCCTTGAATCGCGTAGCGCTCAAACTGGTTGTAGATCGAGGCCGTGCCCCACTCCGTTTGCGGGTATCCCAGCGTGTAGAGCTGCGGCGTCACGTTGCGCAAAGATGGCTCGCCAACGCGGTCAACGTGTAACCAGCGCGGCGCAATGATCGTGAAATGTTCTTCTACAGTGGCAGCGCCAACCTCATTCGGGCCAATGCTGGTGGGGCGCACGTATCGAGTGCCAAGCTGCACCAGCGGCTCTTTCACCTCGCCGCCTTCGTAGGGGTAATACGGAGCAATCGTCCGAACCCGGTACGCCACAAACGGAACTCCGAACGCCCCCTGGCTACCCGCCCCGATGTAGCTGTAGTAGCGTCGCGTATTGACGACTGCTGCCGTACCGAATCGCAGCGCGTCAAACCCGGATAGTGGCAGCACTTGTGCTGTATTTCTGACCTGAGCCCATGGCGTGAACAGAGACGTATCTTCGCCAATCGTCGTGACCGTGCGAATGCGGTAGGCCACCATTGCGGCACCAAAGGCCGATGCGTCAAACCCCAGCGGTGTAAGTGCGACGCCTTTCAGTTCGATCTGATTGGTGAGCGCGAATTTCTGCGAATTCCAGCCGTACGCTTGAATTGTGCGGTTGCGGTTAGCGATGTCATGCCAGCGTCCGAACACGCCGCTGTCATCGGGCGTGACCTCGTAATACTGTTCGATGTACTGGCGTGAGTTGTAAATCTCAGGCCGTCCCCAGCGCTCGTCGGGCAACTGACCGGGTGTGCGTGACCAAAAGCCGGTCGGGTAAACGTTACGCACGCGCGGCGCAATGAATGCGTCACCAAATTGCGCCCCAATGAAGCCCGATGGCTTTGCAACCTTTCGGTTATCAAATACCTCTACTGCACCGAAATTCGACGCATCAAACCCTGACGCGCTGATTGTCCGGTGGTAGCCCACCTGTGCGGTACCAAAACTTGTGCCGACAAAGTAGCTCGGCTCAATCGAGCGATCTTTGTAGGTGACAAACGCCGTCCCGAACACGGTGGGGGTGAAATGTGGGACAGTGACGTACCGAAGCCCGCCGCTGACTTCGGCTGCACCAAACAGTGTTGCGTAGATGCCAGCCGGATAACGATGACGTATTGCGAAATCAACAAAGCCACTGCCACCGGCACCAAAACCAAAGCCCTTGAACGCATCAAGGCCAACCGGGTAGACCAGGCGCGTCTTGAGATAAACGACTGTAGATCCAAAACCGCTGAAAGAGTTACCTGTCGGGTAAAGCTTAGCCGTTGATGTAACGGCTGCGGTGCCGAATGCTGTAAACGCTGTTCCGATTGGGCTGAGAGTCTGGCCAGCATCGGGCCAGTAGAGGTATCCCCAATCAAGAATCTCCACCGCCTGAAACGGCGCAAACTCATTAACGCCAAACTTCTTGCGCTGGATCGCCATGCTATTTCAGCGCAAGAACTGCAAGCGCCCGATTCGTGGAGCTATTGCCGGTTTCCGTCACGGTGATTCCTGTTTGCCCACCGCTGAAAATGTTTTTCGCGGTCGAGTTGTAGAAAAGCGGGCCGGAAGGGAAGGCTCCAATAGCCGTATAAGGGCTAGAGAATGAAGTAGTGTTTTGAGCGTTAAAAGCTGTTCGGCCGACTAGCACAATGCCGGCACCTGCGGTGTTGAACGAGGGCGATGTAACCGAAGTTCCCGTACTCGTCGCTCCGTTTGATACGTCAAATTGCTTGAGTCCACCGCCGCTAATTAGCACGAACTCTCCGGTCGTGTAGTCTGAGCCAGAGCTAAACGTAACTGTAATCACGTTTGAGGAGCTTGAGCCTCCGATATTCATACTGTAGAACCATTGGCCTTTAGTTGGGCCAGTAGCTGACACAACGGTACAGGCGGTGTAAGTGTTCCCCATCGTGTCAGACACGGTGACAGTGGCCGTTGAATACCACCCTACAAACACGGCAATTGAGTTGCCCGCCGACGTTGGAAACGCCCCGGAGTTAATGGATGTCACCACGGATGCGGTGCCGCCAACACTAGTATGCGTGTTGACTGCATAGGCGCTTGATGGAACAGGCCATTCAGCCACACCCAAAGCCTCAAATGCTTCACGCAACCCCCACACGGCCTTGGCCCCTGCCAATGATGGCCGTATAAGCGGGCTCAAAAAACTGCCGTTGTGACGCATTACGATAGTTTTTCGTATGAAACAACAATGTCATGCGTAGCGATGGCCTCTGAAGTCGCTCGGATTTTGTCGCCTTCTTCCAGGTACAAAGGTGCGTCTTTTTGGATGATCGGAATCGTCGCGTTTGCGGGGATCGGTAGCTGGTAAGTCAGACGGTACGCGATTGATGCTCGGTATAGATCAATCGTGATGTACTTTGAGCTTCCGGTAGCGTTGCACACATACAGAGAGTTGATCTTGTAGCAAAAGCCGCTTGATGCGGCGTTCGTCACAACGTCGGTGGCCGACGTGCCGATAGCCATACCGTCCACCTTACCGGTAATCGTCGCAATCGCGTAAAGGTTGGGCGCGGCCATGGGCTATTACAGTTTAAAAATGCGGTTCGGACCGTTGTCCCACGTCACAATAATATCGCCCCCATTCGGCGTAATCGGCAAGCCGGTGGCCGTGTCGATGTAGGCGATCAGCGGGGACGTCGCATCGGTGCCCGTGTCCTTGTAGATGATGATCGCCTCGATGGACGCGCCCGACACCGAAGTGAACGTCGCATCGGCTGCGTCACATGCGCCACCGGTGGCCGTTTTGCTTGCAAGCGTGATCGGGCCGGCAATGATGGCTGACCCAGAGATGTCGCTTTTAAACTCGTGCGTTGTGAAATTGGCGGTGTAGGCTGCGGTATCAACCAAGATCACCTTGATCGTATCGGCAGTCCAAGAAAGCGCAGCCGTGGCGAAGCGCTCACGACCCTTGTCAAACAGCGTATTCGCCATTGCTATCTCCAGAAATGAAAAAAGCGCACGGGCCGAATGGCTGGTGCGCTGTACTGCGGTGATGGGGTGGCCGTCAGGCCGTGCGGCTAGAACAGCCCTTCAAACGAATCTTCGCCGTGGTTTTCGTTGATCCACGTTTCATCAATGGCGCTGGACTTCGTGCCGAACTCTTGCTCGAACAGCGCCAGATACCCCGCAGCACGTTTGTCGTCCTGCGTTTGCGTATCCTTCTTGCTGAAGGCTCGGTAGAGCATCCAAAACACAAGGGAGCGGTGCTTGCTGACGCCGATTTCCGGTGTATCCCCGGTCGTGACCATGTCCGACAGTGGCAGCCGAACCACGCGCAACTGCATGGTGTCGTTAACCTCCGGCGTTGGCCATAACCGAACCTTCCCCGTCTCCCAATTGCGCACCCATGCGCGCGGCTCACCTTGTTGCGATTCCCACGACGGGACGTTTAAGTCCAGATCACGCGAATCGCAGCTTTTAAGTGGTTGCGCCTGCGAGTCCAACTTGATGCGTCGAACAAAGATCGTTCTTGGGTCAAGCGTGATTGTTGGGCTCCCGCTGGTCACTGCTTTTTGGCAGATAGCAACGGTTGATGCATCAGTCAGCAAGCGCGCCCGACGGCACGCCTCGTTTTGAGCATCGTTTGCAAACTCAAACCACTCTGGATCGCTCCACAGATATGGCGCGACGGTGTCGTCTGCCTCGCTGCGGGCAATCGCTACCAGTTGCCCAAGATTCACTTCTTGACGGCCTTGGTCTTGGCTTCAGCCGCGATTTTCAGCGCTTCAATCTCTTCCTTGGCAGAGGCGAGTTCAAGCGTTGCGCGCTCCAGCTCGGCGTTCTTTTCAGCGAGTTCGCCTTCAAGTTCGACGACTCTGGATTGTGCGTCCGCCAGTTCTTGCTGGGTAGAAGCGTCAGCGGCACCAGGTTCGGCGCTTTCAACAGCAACCGGGTCGGTTTCTGTGACCTCGACACCGTCCGCCGTGAAATACTTGCCATCCTGATAGTAGGCACGTCCGAGCGGATCGGCTCCATGTACCGCATCAAACGGCTGTGCCTTGTCAAATTTTGCGGAATTCATTCGTCACCGTCCTTTTTCATGCCGTCGACATCGCTCTCGAAAGGCGAGTCGCTTTTAGTGCCTTTGGCTATGCTGCTGGCACGGTTGGTGGCGTCTTGACCTAAATCGGCGCCATAGGTGTCAGTGACGCCGGTACGGGTGCCGCGATCACGTAAAGCGCCGCTGTCGCCGCGCACAGAGTCGCCGCCGTCAGGTAATGGGTTCATACGCATGGTTGTGCGCTCCTATCGTGCAAATCCGCGCGGTCGTCCGGCGAATCCGCCTTCAGGTGCGTCGAATGGTGAGTGGTACGTCTCAGGGACGGTTGGAAGCGTGCAGTACCCGTCTTTGAGGTCGGATCGGCTGCATTCACCCAGCGCGTTGTCGGTCACGCCATTGGTAGAGGCGTTTGACGATTTGAGTTTGTCGCTCATGATGTGCTCCTCAAAAAGCGGCGAGTCGCCCCGCCGCTTTTAATGGTGGTTAGGCTGCGCTGTCCCACTTGATGATTCGAGCGTTCTTTTTCGAGAGCGCTGTAGCACCAGGGTGGCAAATGCCGAAGCCCCCGAGGTAGTACCACGCGATACCTTTCGAACGACCGTAGTCGCCCGGAATCTTCGCGCGCATTTCCTCTTGAATCACAACACCTTCAGCCACGGTGTCTTCACCAAAGAAGTACATCCAGTCCGATTTCGCATTAGTCCAGACGGTGCCGTTGTTGGCTACGCCCTTGCCGATGTTGGTCTGCTCAATGCAGCGCGTACCTTCGTACTTGCCGATTTCGCCGTTCATGATGAGCGTCACACCAGACTGCACGTACTTGAACAACTGTTCCAGCTCGTTCTTGAACGGACGGAACGTCGATGGCCATGCGATGGCCATGTAGTCGTCACCCATGTACGGCGGGATATTTCGCTCTTTTGCCAAGTCGACAATCGCTTTGAAGTGCGACGTGTTCATGGCGACGTTGTTGGTGATCGTCGTTGTGCCGGTATCCGATGACGTGATTGAAGTCGTCGATGTGCCGCCGGTTGGCGCAACCCGCAAGCACGTTGCGTTGAACTGCGCATGTGCACCGATGTCGAACGCTTTTTTCGCGTCGTTGGTCAGCGTTTTGCGAACCACGGTCTTGACATCGTGTTCCGCTAAGTCTTCCAACTTACCGGTGTACGGAACGCTGTTGCCATACTCGGTCACGGTCATCTCTGACTGCGTGATCTTGTATTTCGTTTCGGGGATGGTATTGTTTTCAGCAACGATCCCGCCTTGGGTTTCAACGTCGGAATACACGTTCCAGCGGAACTTGTCACCGTGCTGTTTGACTTGCAATGCCGCGTCTTTGACGTCAGCAAACTGACGGAACTTGACCAGCGGTTGCAGCGACATGCGCAACACTCTGGACAAGTTGTCCGAGTACATATAGCCGCCTTCGTCAGCGACGGCCCAGGTTTGACCTGCCATGATGATTTCTCCTGATTGGCTTGAGTAATCAGGCAGTGATGGGTGTTAACCCGTAGCTTGTCCTCGTGAGGCGCGCATCTGGTTTAACTCTTCTGCTCGCGTGAGAGGTTTTGGCTGCTCACTGCCCACTTTTCCCGCCGCGCCGGTCACGATTGATTCGCTGTGCGACTGCTTGCGGGTTTGCCGATCGGTCATCTGCTGAGTGGTTGCGGTGGTGTTCTCGGTCGCCGGTACGCTCGTGATGCCACGAATCCAGTCGAGCGTTTCCGCGCCTGCTTCAAGCAACGCCTCACGATGGCTTAAACCATCAGCGATTTTTTGGCGGGCTGAATCTGCTGCACGTTGCGCGAGATATGGGTCGGCATCAATCGAGGCGTACTTTGAACGGAACTCCGTCAATGCACTATCGATGTCCATCTGCTGTTTCAGAGCGGGTAGCGCCTGCTTAATGATCGCGTCCGGGTCGAGGGTAGTGGTATTGCCACGCCCTGCCACTGCTGCGACCGCCTCATCAAAGGCGGTTCCCGCTGCTTCTTCGTCGCCACGAAACATGGCGTCAAGGAATTTCTTGCGAGCGGCCACCGATTCTTCGGGGCTGCTCGGCTTTGGTGTTGGTTCTTGAGCGACTGGTGCTTCACGTTGCGCCAATCGGTCTTCCAGTTCTTTCGCCCGTCGTAATGCTTCATTCGCATCGCGCAAGCGGTTGTCTGCTGCTCCATCCTTTTGGAAATTGCGCACGACCTGGCTAAGCGCCACTTCGCGCTCAACGCCGTCAATCTTGACCTTGACCCTTTTGTCTTTCAACGCCTCAAGGTCCAATACAGTGCTGCGCTCGTCGTCTCCAAGCTGTGCTGCGAGCTGGTCATCGACGGGAGCTGGCTGTTCAGTAGCGGCGGTTTGCCCGCCCAACACAACGCCCTCGTTTGGCGGTTCCTGTTGCGCTGCGCGCCTCGATTCTGCGATGGCAGCCATTGCCTCATCGCGAGGGTTCACGGGCTGGACATGCGCGGCAAGGATTGCTTCGCCGTTGACAGTGTCCGCGTCCGATTGGATGGCGGGGTTCAACTCTGATGGGGTCATGCTTTTTCTGCTCCAGAAATGCAAAAACCCCGCTCAGAAATCCTGAAACGGGGTTCGGGGGTGTCCGCTGATCGCCAGCGGTAGCGTTGTGGCGGTCTAGCCGCCGGTTACATCATCGGCTGTTGCAGCAAGGAATTGGCGTTCAACATCTTCGGCATCGGCCAGCGCTTCGCCGAGCCATTGCTGCCACGAATCAAGCACTTGTATGCGGCGTTGCAGCAACGCAATCGCTTTGCTGTCGTAGGGGTCGTTTTCGGCTAGTTGCTCAAGCAAGTAGCCGCGCTCTTCCTCTGCGCGTTTGCTCAGATATTGGCCAACACTGGTCTTGAGGAACGCTTCGATGTGATCGCCCAGCTCAATGCGAGACTTTTGGTCCTCGGTCAGGCGGTCATCCTGCTTCATTCCTGCACTCCGTCTACACGTGGCGTTTCAATCCCGGCTTTCATGCCGGCGTCAGGGCCGGTCGGTTGTGGAATCGGCGCCGGGGTTTCCGGGTGAGTGTTGCCGCCCTGCTCAAATCCGATACCAGTGCGCTTGTTGCTCACGTTGTCGATGGTCGAGCCAGGAGCGGGTCCAACAGGCTGCGGTAGATTGATGTCCTCTCCATCGCCGGGCGTGAACCCTGCACTTTGCAATACGCTATCTGCAACCGGCGCAACATCCGGCACCGCAGCGATAACCTGACCTGCCTGAATTGCTGAGTACACCGCCGAAACCCGCTGGTCGACGTCTTTTGATTTGATTGCCATGGTTTCAGCGGCCAACTTGTCGACCATTCCGCGTAGCAGCTCGGGCGGGTGTTTCGAGTCGAGCGCGGACTGAAGTGCTTGAACCTGCTGCTGCATCTGCGCGATGCGCGGGTCTTGCTCGGATTCGTTGTGGAAGAAACGTGCTCCGTTGCTATAGCCAAGCTTGCCAAACACTTCCTTGATGACTTCCTGCGCGTCCAAGCCGTACTTGGTGAGCACATCGTCTGCAAGGGCTGCCCGTAGCGCGCTGATGCCAGACATGAAGTTCGACACCTGATCTTGCGGGTTCGTCGCGCCCATGCCGACGTTCACTTTGACGCGAACGCTGTTGCTGAACAACTTGTCTACGTTTCCGCCTTTGTCAAGATAGGCCCGGCCTTCTGGCGATAGCCGTAAAAGCGACTGGTCATCCTCGTAGAGCTTGATCATCTCCACCAACTGGTTAAGCACAGGCTCAATCCACGTCTCAACGAACGTGCGGAGCTGGTAGCCGGCCACCTGATTGGCGTTACTGGTCAGGATGTTCATTCCGCCCACCGTCTCGTTCAACTTCCGGTTTGACTGCACCGATGAGCCGCTGAACGTGCCAGACAAATCGTCCATTTCGACGTTCAGGCGGTCTTGCTCGGCGTAGGCAGATGCCGTGACGTCCTGCGTTTCTACGATCTTCACGTCCTTTTCGGGATCGTTCATCATCGTTACTGACGAAGGCACATTGCGTGTCAAGCTGCGTAGATCAACCTGGCGTGTGCGCGCTACAAAGTAGCGCTTGTTCATCGCGAATTTGATGTTGTCGATGCGCTGGTTTGCGATTTCGTTTGACTCGGCCTGCACGTCGCGGATCATGTGCACCGGGCCGTCGGAGTACGTCTTGTGCGCCTCCAGCGCAGACATGCCCATCACATAGGGGCGACCATACGGGCAAATCTCGGACAACAGCCGCGGTTCAGACAGTAGCTTTTGATCCGAACCCAGCGTGTAGAACTCGTAGTCGTCACCATCCAGTTCGATGATGACGCGCCGCACCCACACCGTCGTGAAGTCGTGCACCGCCGACGGCTGCTCTTTCGAGTCCATCCGTCCGCCCTCACGCGTCAAGCGCGTGGAGTCTGAACTTGACGTAACCGCCGAATTCAGTTCAGCGTCACTGTAGTAAATCCACTTTTTTTCATCGCCATCTAGCGTTTCACCCTCTTTCGCCATGCGCTGCTTGATGCGCCCGACGAACATGGGGATTTCGTGAATCAGGTACGGGCTTGTAGCAATGGGGTCGTCCCACTCGGCACCAGGGGCAACGCGGAAGTTTTCGACGGGCACCAGCTTGCATACCGGCGTGTCGATATTCTTCTTCTTGTCCATGCGCCAATACTGGTGCGAGATCACAACGCCCGTGACTTGAGCGTCTTGGTACGCGCCGATTGACAGCAGGAACCACGGAATCGTGTTCTGGAGCCGGTGTTGCAGGATCGGTTGAATGATGTCTCCGGCCAGCTTCGCTACTTCATCCGCGTCATCAAACGGGCGTACCGTGACTACGTCGGCCGTGCTGAACAGCGCTTCCGCAGCGATGGCCTCGTTTTTGCGCACCATCGCGCGTGTTTTGGGCCGAAACAGCCGCGAACGACCGCGATACGTGTCATTGATGTACTTCGAGCCAACCGGATGCAGCCCTTGAAACTGCCGCATGTCCGCCTCGATCTTGGCGCGGATGGACGCATCGAAATAACTCTTCGACTCAGCATACGCATCACGCGCCATGCGTGATGCTTCTTCGCGGGTGAGTTTCATCTACTTCTGGAAGGCGTGACGGCCAGCAAAATCGGTCGGAAGGGCCAAATACTGATCCATGCGCAAGCGACCACGAGCCACGTTGAATCGCTCCAGCAGTTCGCCGCAATAGCGCATGGCCAACCGCTCTAGCTCTGAGGATGTCGCGTAATCGCTCTTTTTGATGATCACGCCCACGCGCCCACCTTGATCGGCACCCCACGAATTCATGCATTGGTCAAAAATCTGCACGACGCCTTGGTTCTCTGGAACTGACACCTCCCACAGGTGGCCGGGGTAATGGCGATTTAGCGCTTCGGCCACGGTCTTTGCGGTGGTGTAGTCGTCGGCGGAGGCATACGGATTGACCGCAGTCGGGTCCGTGTTCCACACCATCAGTTTGGGTTCAGCCATCAGTCAATCCATTCCGGCTGGCACATATCGGTTTCGAGCGTTGCACGCTGATCCGCAGGTAGCCAGCACCATTCTTTGAAAGTCATGTCGCCTTTAATCGACGCGGGCAATGCCTCGTATTCGTCGCGAAAAGCCGCTGATCCTGAATCGTCGTCAATCACGCGTAAGGGTTCTTTTTCTCTTTGAACTTGCGTCCGTTGGAGAAAACGTAAGCGTCCGTCTGCTGGTCAGCCGGGTCGCCGGCCTTGGCGTCAGCAATGGCGCACTCCTCATCCCAGCCACGCTCACGCGTGCGCACTTTGGTGTCAACGATTGGAGGTATCGGCATAGTCATCTTCCTCGCGCGGCACGATGACCCTAGCGAATTCGCCAGATAGTCCGTGTTTCGCGCAGTGTTCTTTCAATTGGTTGGCAAGTCGTAGCGCGCCCGGTACGCCTGCGGGTATATCGCTAGCCTTTGCCGACCAAAGCGATTTCAGCCACGCGCGTAGTCGTGATCTGCGTCGTTTGCAACCGCTACAGCCCATCAATAAATGTCTCCGGCTCCAGCTCGCTCTCGTCGATGATGATCGGCGCGGCGATGTCCATGTCATAAATGCGACTCAAGCAGTCGATAGCGTCGTCATGCGGAGAAAACGGATAGGTCAGGAACTCCTCGATCAGCCTTTTTTGGACTGAGTAGATGTTTCCCTCGTGATCCATGCGACGAATTGGAGCCAATATCCTGAAAGGCCGGCCTTCTTCGCGCATGCGCATCTGATTCTTCGTTTCGCCTTGTGCCACCGCTGGCAGCCAGAATCGCCCATTGGCAAAATCCGGCGTCAGCCTTTGAATGCGGTCATACTTGGAGCCCGGACCTTCTCGCGGCCATGCCAGTTCGTGGATGAGCCACGAATCACGCTCCATCATCATGCGCTCCTCAAAATATTCGAGGTCGCTGGTCATGCCATAGCGTTCGTATCCCACCTTGACGAACTGAACGCCTGGCGCATTCATCCAGCGCTTGCGCAGATCGCGTAGCGCTACCCAGCGCTCGGCGAGTCCCATCTTATGGTGATAGCCGTCGAGCAAGTACTTATTGAGGGCAGCGTCGACACCCACCACCTTGATTGACGTCTTGTCCGTGCCCTTTTTCCGACTGCTGGCCGGATCGCACATGATGTACACGTTGAGCGTGGCAGGCCGAACATCTGCGAACCGCAGCCAGTCCTTGTTGAACATCGCCTCGTTGCCGGCGGCGGGGTTCTGCAACTGCTGGCACGCGATGATGCTCGGGCCTTGCTTCTGCTTTTTGTCTTCCCACGCTGATTGCGTCAGGAATACCGGCTTGCCGTTCGGTGTGCCGTCCTCAGTTGCTGCAAAGATGCGCGGAATAAGCGCCTTGCGATTCAAAATCTCTTGGTACGTGTCCGCGAAGCTGTACCGAGTGCCGATGTGCCACGCGCGCAACCGTCCGTCATGCATTCGTGCGCCAAGATTGTCAGAAAGCGCCCACGCGTCGGTGGTTTTCTGCACTTGCTCGGGGGTGCCAACGCTTTCCCGTGTCACCACGTCGTCGTAGACCCGCAGCGCGAAATGCGCACCGGTTGGCTGTCCATCTACAAGGCCATGGCCTTCAATCGTGGCTTCCTTTGGGTTGCTCTTGCGCTTGACCACGATGCCCTTTTCCTCGGACCATCGCGGCGACTGATTCTTGGGGTCGTCGTAAAACACATCCGAATAGATGCGCTTCAAATCTATGTTCGTCTCCAGCTCAGTCTTAAGCTGATTCATGAACTTGCGCGCCACCGGCTTGGTGTGCGAGAAAATGCCGATTGTGATCTCGGGGTCGTTTACGATCTCTTGGATGATCCCCGCAAAAGTAATGATCGTCGACTTGTAGTGCTCACGCGCCCACAGGTCCAGATAGCCATCCGGGCTCGCCTCGACCTCGCGGCAGCGGGCATAGAGCCACGGGTGGAACGCATCAGGCCGATGCAGCAGCGTGGTCAACAGATAGAACCGGTCTACCCGTCCAAGCGCCGCCTTTGCCTCATCGCTGTTACCGAACTGCCCGAGAACCAACTCCCAGGCATCAATGATGTGCTCAAACTTGCACGCCTGAAGCAGTCGGGCGATGTCAGGCGGGAACTGCACCCGTGAACTGTGCGAGCCGCGCCTTCATCGCGTCAAAGTCGCCAGCGTTAGTTGCCACCGGCACAGGATTCGGATTGTCCTCGTCCCCACCAATGGCCAGCTTATCGCGCCAACCCAAAATATTTTTGGCCGTGAAGATGCTGAACGCACCTTCGTACAGCCCACAGAGTCCGTTGCTCACCAGAATGCGCTCCTGATGCGCCTTCCCCTCTTTTATGGTGTCGGAAAACTCTTTGTGGTCCTTGGCCCACTGATTGAGCGTGTCACGGTGAACTTTGAGCAAACAGGCAAGGCCAGCGAGCGTCGGCAACTCGGCTGGCAGTCTCGTTTGCTCCTCGACCGTTGATCCATCCTTACGAGTGATGATGCGCGAACATGTCGTGAACGGCTCACGGTTGAAGTATTCACGCGCCTGTTCGCACATGGCAGGGTCGTACTTCGTGGGCCGTCCACCTGCATGTTTTTCGGGCGGGTCGACGGCAACGGTTTTCGAATTATCTGCGGGCGCTTTCACCTTCGGAGTGTTTAAACGCAAACCGGGCTTTTTGCGAGCGACAGTCGTTTTCGGTTTTTTGGTCGAATTCGTCTTCGCCGCGCCCTTGGGTAGCGGTGTCTTCGATTTCATGGTGTAGCCTTGTTTTCCGGGGTACTACGACTCATCCGGGGTTGTTGCGATGCGTTCTACGCTGTTCTAGATGCACCGATAAAGTGCTTAATCCCAAAACCGCGTGTTTCTGCGGAGTTCGTTGGTTCGCTTGATGCGAGCGAGTTCAGACGTGTCTTCTTGGCTGCGGCGTCGCTGCATCGCCATGCGTAACACAAATTCAAACGGGTTTTCGCCGGGGGCCGGATGTTGTTCCGGCCACTTGCTTTTTACTTTTGAATGTTGCACGGAGCTGCACCGCCTGGAGCGCCTGCGCCGGTCTGACTGCCGCCACCTGCGCCGTTTTGTCCGCCCGTCCCACCGGGACCAGCATTGCCGCTTCCGGCTGCGTCGCCACCCTTGCAGTTGTTGGCATAGCTGCGATTGCTGGTGCTGCCAAATAGCGCGTTGTCGCTGCCATTCACGGTAACTTGATACGTCGGCTCATGCGGCGCAGTGAACGCCGCGGTCATACCGCGCTCCAAGCTGCCAAATCCTGACGTGCCAAGCCGCTCAAGACTGCCATAGCCCGATGTCCCGAGCGCGGCGGTCTGGCCGTTGATATTCGTGAACATCCCGTACTGCGCAGCCGCCGTACGCTCGGCAGAGAACATTGAAGCGATGCGTTCGCTTGAACTCTTGGCGCGGTCAAAGAATGGGAACGCTGTTTTTGCCACATCAATAAGCAGCCCGCCC